CTTTGAGATGAAGTCGTTGACCTCAAATGGAAGACCATAGAATTTGTTATTGGTAAATTCGAAAGTGTAACCGTGGTCGTCACAAAACTTGGTTACCTTATCCAATAACCCGACATATATCTCTCCAGTCTGGGTATTGAATAGACGAATTTTTCCATCCCAGTATTTGTTGCGATACTGAGGCATAAACTTGGCACCAGGCACGTCAAACGTAAACTGGTCTGCTAACTCGTAATAGACATGAGGTTCTGCTTTTACCTGCAAGAAGACCTCATTCTTTTTCGATATAATCAAATGAGACATTATCCATAAGGATCACCTATGGATATTTATCCCCCTACTTTGAAAGTGTATTCCAGCATCAACCTTTCTAGGAAGTCCTTCAAACCTTCCAATCTTTCTTTTTTCTCGGGACACGATACCCAGTTTTGAAGATGAAGACTTATCGATTCGTGAATCTGTCTTACATCATCAATACCCATATCCATTGAGACAAAAGGTAGATTTTCGTCAAAGTCTTTTTCGTAAAGATGCTCGTCTTCCATTAGAATCCTGCTTGAAACCTTTGCCATTCGATGGCATTCTTAATCTGAAATGTGCGATTGGAGACTGTCTTGATAATCTCTTCCAGAAATTTCAATTCAGTATCATAATAGCGAATCTTCATATCGACCCTATTGAGCTTCTCATCGGCATCCATATGCCTCTGTATTGCTTCTTTGTCCCTGACCTTGTAAGGGAATGGCTCTTCTTCGTAAACCTCTGCTGGTGCCTTTCCAGTGTAGTAGTTGTAACGCTCAAGCCTTACTCTATTGTAAGTCTCTCTTGCCTTTTCTTTCAGAAGAGTAATCGTATTGTATAGGGTATAATACTTGGCATGAAGTTGAGGGATTTTTAGTGATTCATCATGTAGATTATCAGGGTCGATTTGAGAGTCACGCTCCCACATCTCCTGAATTTGGTCAAGATTCATAAGCGTGTTCTGCCGTCATCATCAAAGATATTGTAGATAGTATACTTGAAAGTGGCGTCCGCTGTAAAGTATTGTATGTCAGTTGCTGAAGTGTCAAACTCCAGTGAGGACAGAGACACAGGAAACATGTCCTTGAATTTGACCACGCTGTTGACGCGATAGTTACTATTCAGTATACTCAAAGCACCATCACTGAATTGCTCAGTCAGTTGATTAGGAAGACCTTGCTCATCAGTTGTTAGATTCTTGAAGTCACCAGTGGTCTCAGAAAAACCAAGTCCAGTCAACCAGTTATGAATTGCCATATAGTTTTCCATATTCTCATCAACCAGGAATCTGAGATTCAAATCCCCATAAGTCAACTTTTCTCCAGGGACATCAATATCCTTAAGATATGTTGATTGGACAGTAGTTTGTAATGATAACTCAGGTATTCTGGCACTAGTGCAAAAGAAACTAACCTTTGGCTCCTTGGTCAGTGTAAACTGAAAACCAGTGGGCGAAAGAAAGTTTCTATTTGATACCTGATTTCTAAATGGTGAAACTGTCATTATCAGTTTTATTTGTATTTAGATAAAAAAAGGGGGTCCGAAGACCCCCCTGATAGATATGTGAATCGAGAATCACATGAGGTTGAGGACGCGAGCACGCTGATAGTAGCGGTTGTCGCCACCCAGGAGTTTGCCTGAGTCTGCGCCGCCTGCAGCGGATGCGAATGGGTTGGAAACAATACCGTAACGAGTCTTGAATCCAATCTTGGGCTGGAAGGTGTCCTGACCGACGGCACGAACCATCTGGAGGGGGACATATGGGCAGTAGAAGAGACCAGCGTCATAAGGTGAAGAACCCTTATAACCGACAACATAGTACTGACCAGCAGCGCTGTTTGCAGAATATGGGTCGATGTAGACGCGATACTTACCTGCGAGGACACCTGCGAAGGTGTTACCAGTGTCATCAACGTTAAGGTTAGCGTTGAGTGCAGGGGTGTAGTCGAGGACGCCTGCCATGGTCAGAGCGGAAGCAACATCTGCAGAGCAGAGAATCATGTTGCCCTTTCCTCTACGAGTTCTTTGTGCGATGCGGTTGGCATCACGCTCGATTTGGAAAATCAGACCTTTGAACTTCTCAACAGACCAGCGACCGTTGGAATCGACATCGAGGTCGAATACGCCAGGGGTAGCGGTGTTGGTTTGTGCGCCTTGCTCAGCAACCTTATAGATGGTTCTGATGACTTCACGGTTGATTTCAGCGAGGATTTCAGTTGACAGAATGTTTGCCAACTCTGCCTCAGCGTTGAGACCGTGGATTGCCTTCAGGTCTTGAGCGAGCTCGAGTGAGTACTCAGCCTTCAGTGCGCGTGACTTTGCAGTAACGGTGACCTTCTCGATCGAGAATGCCATTTCCTGGAAAGCATTTCCAGCTTCACCCAGACCTTCAGCGGTCGAGGTGTCCATACCCTGACCTACGCTGTAGGTGTTAGGTGCGCCGTTGAGGTCGAGGACGCCAGGATTGTCACCACGCTGGACATCGGTGCCGAAACCAGCAGATGCGCCGTCAGAACCAGAAGTATAAGGAGTGGTGCTGAAGTTGCCGTCGGTGCCGATACCGGAGTGTGCAGAATCTGCTTCGCCAAACAGAGCTTCAGTGCCGCTCTGATTGTCGTAACGGGAGCGCATTGCGAAGATGAGTCCAGTAGGACCATTCATTGGTTGAACGCCAGCCAGGTCATATGCGACCAGGTTAGGCATTGCGCGTCTGATGAGTGAAATCAGAACGGGGTCGAAGTTAGCAATTCCAGCACCAGTTGAGTTGGTTGGTGCTTCGTTAAGGAATTCACGCTCTTCACGGAGCATGACTTCTTGGTTCTCCAGGAGTTGAGCAGTAACGGCTCTACGGTGGGAATCCTTGATAGGATCCATTCCTTCGTAGTCCAGAAGGGGTGCCCACTTCTCCTGCAGATGCTCTAAATTAGGCATTTGCATTTGAATTTTACCTCTTTAAAAAAGTTAGTTTGAACTGTTATGATATAGAAATCACTTTTTAGAAACTCTTCTCAGAGTATCAATGTAGGATTCCATGATTGGTGTTGCTTCAGTAGGAGCAACATTCTCAGTACCTTCAGAGATGGTCTCTGAGTGTTCCTTTTGAGTGCTGTGCTCAGGGAAGTAAGACTTCCTCAGAGTTACCAGCTTCTCACGATAGTCTGACTCACTGTCAAACTCAACATTTTCGGCAAGAGTAGCGAGCTTGTCTTTCTGGGAAAGGGCAAGTCCTTCAGCAACTTCAGCAAAGATTACATCCGATACTGACTCAGCTAATCTCTTATTAAGAGCAACATTTCTTTCGATTTGCTCGTTGAGTTTACCTTCCATTTCATCAAGTTTATCTACCATGCTCTCGATTACATCATATCTATCTTCAGGGATGGTTACATAATGCTCTTCAAAAAGACCCTTCATTCCTTGGAGGAATGATTCGGTCATTTCAGTCTTGAGACCGTGCTCAACTTGGAGAGCGTTCTCCTGGAGCCACTCGTCAGCAACATACTCAAGGTATGCGTCGAGTCTTTCGGTCAGACCTTCTTTAATGTTAACGATTTCTTCTACAAGTGCTTCCTCATAGGTAGCCTTGAGTTGCTCGGTGATTTCACCGACCTTTGCGTTGATAGCAGTTTCGAAAATGGTGCGTGCCTTCTCTTGGAATTCCTCAGAAAGCTCTTCGCCTTGAAGGAGAGCTTCGACATCTTCTTCGATGCTATACTCAACTTCAGGTGCTTCTTCTTCAGAAACAACTTCTTCCTCAGTTACTTCTTCTTCAGAAACAACTTCTTCTTCGGTTACTTCTTCTTCAGCGACGATTTCTTGACCGTCTTCGATTTCGTCAGATACTGCTTCGGCAGGTGCTGCCTTGGCATTGACGACATCCTTAACTTGCTTGATGGTTCCAGCAGGCTCTTTGAGCTTATTGGAATCATCATCTGGTCTGGAGTTTTCGGGAGTAGGTCCGCCGAGATCTTCAACTGGAATGCCAGCTGAAGGCATTGGCTCAGCAGGAGCAGCCCCTTTGGTTACTACGTTTTCCATTTCTTGTAAATTGCTACCAACGGACATTTGTTTTCTGATTACTTGTTATAATCTATATTTATTTATAAATTAAAGATTTGAGAGGAAATCGTTGAAAAGATTCAACTTATGCTCTTCAAGTCTTCTTTGGTCAACCAGCGTGTTAATACGCTTTACGGTCTTTTCTGCGAGTTGCTCACGAAGGATTCCTCCTTCCCAAACCCACTCTTTTCCTTCCATGATTCCTGAAACAAAAGCATCAGGAGCAGAAGGGTCGGCAACGATATCAGCAGCAGTTGCTAACATGAAATCTTCGCCAACAATTTTATGACCCTCATTCGTCATCTTGAGTGAACCAACACCACGAGAGGAGACGCCAAGGGTAACTCCTTCACTGATAAGAGAAGAAGCAATTTTACCCATGGGGGTAGAAAGCAACTGTGCCTTACCTACGAAGTTGTTTCCTTCTCTATGTAGGTCACAAATCTTGTGAGAAACTCTGTCAAGATTTACGGTAGGACCATCAGGGTGACCAAGTTCACCGAGAGCACGTCCTTTCTGAACAAATGCTTCATTGTAACGGTTGACTTCTTTCTCCATGATTGACATGGGATACATTCTACCGTTACGGTTAACTTGCTCTGCTTGCAAGAAAATACCTTGGATGTAGCACTTCTTGGAAGCACCCTTACCCTCAGTAATAAATTCTACCTTGTTAATTTCTTCTGTGATGAGTTTCATTTGTTTATGCGGTAAATCCTACTTTTGCTCCAAGAACTGCAGCGTCATCAGCAAATACGCATTGAGTTGGATTTTTTTCCAAATACTCAACACTGCCTCCTGGCATTGTGAATGACCCAATACCAGTACCACTTTGAGTTTCGACGACACTTACTGTATGCGCAGCAGTATCAGTGTTAACTAAACGGACAACAGTTGCTTCGGAAAGGCTTGATGCAGTTCCAGTTGATACAGGTAATGCTACTTCAGCACCTTTACATAAGGTTCTTGCCATTATTCTTCCTCTTGAGGCTCTTGGTCAACTTCACTTTCACCTTCTTCTGGTTCTTCGTATCCTGCATCATCAAACATATCTGCTGCTACAATTGGTCTAGCAGCATCAACTCTTTCCGCAGCTTTTGCGAAAAGAATACCTTTGATGGCATCAGATACTTCAGATGGCTTTGCGTCTGTCGCAATCAGGTCGATAACGTTATCCATAAAAAATTAATATGTTATATCTTATATTTATATCTCAGCCTTTTTGGTATCCTTTTGCATCTGTGCATCAGCAACTGCTGCATCTTGTCCCATATCTAGTTCCATAGGAACTTCACCCATTCCCATTCCATCATCACCCATTGCCATTGGGTCTTCACCACCAGGTAAAGGTTCTCCCGTGATTGGATCTACACTTCCAGGAGCTGGGATAATACCTTTGTTGATTTCATCTTCAATCTGC